AGACTACGTCTGCGTTGGTCAAGACTAAGTCGGCAGCAGTATCTGTTGTATCCTGAGCAGTCTGAACTAAGTCAGCTGCCACAGCAATCCTGTCAAGTCCTGTCTGAACTTTGTCAGCTTCTGCAGACACTACATCAGCATTTGTATAAACTACATCTTGGTTTGTATAAACTACATCTTGGTTTGTAGCAACCCTATCCAGACCAGTCTGTACCTTATCAGCCTCAGCTAAAACAACATCTGCATTCGTAAGTACAAGATCAGCAGCTACTGCAACCCTGTCAAGTCCTGTTTGAACTTTATCAGCTTCTGCACTTACAACATCAGCATTAGTTAAGACCACATCAGCATTAGTTAATACAACGTCTGCATGTGTTAGTACGACATCAGCGTTGGTTAATACTAAGTCTGCTGCTGCGTTAGCTGCTGCAAGCTCTGCTGCAGATTGAGCAAGTGCAGAAAGGTTAGCTGCGGATATAGCAGTTGCGTATTCCCCAGCGGCTTCACTGTTAAAGGAGCCACCTTCAGCACCCTTATCTGTAAGTCCAGAGGCGCCGGTTGTATATATAATAGCCATCTATGTGGTCTCCTTTAAAGTAACTCAGACACTTGGTAAGTGACTGCATTAGAAGCACCAGAAACCCTACGTTTCTTCTCTTCACGATTTAATTCATCAATAGCCTGCATCTGCTTATTGAGGTACTTATTTGCCTGATCATCACTGCCTAGGTATTCAAAGGCGTGATGTAGTGCACCCCAGAGGACCATACGTTCGTTGTCATCTCTGAGCCAGTTGTACACTTCATTACCTATGTACCATACACCTGAGATCTCAACAGCACCTGTGACACCTGAAGATGACACAGTAGTATTACCTGCATCAATATTACTCTGGTTAACAACATAAGTTGCATCCATGTCAGCAAGCCTGCGGTAGTAGTGTAGTTCATATACGTCACCTACAGCGGCTGCTGGGTAGAACTCTAAGTTCTGGCCCTTACGTGTGAACGACCCAAGCTCTTTGGTTGTGTTCTTGTCTGTGAATGATCTCATATCCATCTTCTGATCAAATACAAGAGACTTCGCTGCAGAGTCCGTTACCCTGAACATTATAATCTCAGTAACATCTGGTGGCAGTTGCAAGGAGTCTTCACCTGCAACAGTAATAGCTGCGTACTGGTATGTATATTCCAGTGGGGGGATGCGTAGTTCTCTGTAGCAGAGATCTGCGGAGTAATCAATAAAATCAGAGACCATTGAGTCTGATAATACTGTGCTGTCTCTGTTTGCCCAGTCACGAACCTTGGTGACTAAATTATCATATAATGGTGTGCTCATTAGATTTTATCCTTTTCTATTATCTCCGAGACTGACCATGCGTAAGCAGATCTGGGTACTCCGAGATTATAATCTTTTTAAGTTTGTTAACTTGTGCCTTGTCACCCATAAAGTCAGACGCATTGATGTCAATCTGGTACTTGGTGAGTATGTCTATTGCAACTATATCTGGTATGATTGCAAATGAACGGTAGTGCGACTTAGCCTTGGCGACCTCATAGAGATCTCTGGATTCCTTGGCGTACTCGCGGTATGCGTTGATGTCCTGAGAGAGTACGAATTGACTCTGGTCAGTAACAACATCAAAGCTGTGTTTATTGTCGTCTTGTGATCTGTACTTCATAAGACAGTGTCCTCCTGAAAAAAGAGGGGTCCCTTTGGAGGACCCCTTTGTGTAGCTTAGTGTTTAACCAGCTAAACCAACGATCAAACCACAACCGGTAGGGTTGCGAACTTCTAATGAACATTCTTCTACGATCTGACCAATAGTACTGTCACCAGCCTGACCTACTTCAGTCTCATGAAGAGCACGAAGGGTAGCGATGTTGTACCACTGTGGATCATATACTAGTGCAGAGTAGTCTGCAGCGTTAGTAGTCGCATCAGCACCGGTGTTATAAGCCAAGCCCATAACGTAGTTAGGTACGATCTTGATAGTACCGAAGTCACTATCATACATCTCAACTGACTGACGAAGCTTACCTGAGTCATCGATGTTACGAGTAACGTTAGAATCAGCAGCCTGTGCTTTTGCAGAGAACTTACGCTTGTTAGCAGGAGAAGTCATCATTGTAGTGGCTTTACCACCTTCCTGATAAATAGTCTGCATTGCGTCATCAACGTTGCTTAGCTCAAGTGCAGCCAAGTTAGCATCAGAAGCACCACGTACGATAGTACCAGCAGTACCAGCACCAGTAGAACCCGGAGCGGTATAAGAAGCAGTAGCGCCAGCATTAACGATGTTAACGTTGGTGAATGCCTGATAGCCACCCATAGTACGAGTACCAGAACCGTTAGAAGAGTTCCAGCTGTGTACTAGGTCATGCTCAACGTCACGGCGTAGCTCAGTGCCACGCTTCTTCAACTGGTAAGCATACTCGTCTGCAACGCCAGCTTGATCCACTGCTCGCTTAGAACCAGATACTTCAACAGTCTTAGAGTTGATCTGAGTGTAGTTACCTAAACGAGTACGTAAAGGCTCTGCAGTCTGTGCTGCATGAGTAGTTGCGTAAGAAGAACCTTCAGCAACTTGGTTAGAACCGGGTGCTGCTAGTTCGTCAGTAGTCCATTCGTGTAGGATACCTTTTGACTTAGTTTTGCCGATAGATGAATAGAATGGAGTCTCGTCACGAGTGATCATGCTAATGAAATTAGCTAAGTCTTCACGTTCCGATACACCAGCTCCAGTTGTTCCAGCTGCCGCTTTAGGGCCGCCTGTTGCGAAATTACGTCCTGCCATGATAAATATTCCTTATAAATAAAAGTAAAAGTAAAAGGATTAGCGGAACTTGGACAGGTTCTTGAGGAAATCTATTTGATCTGCCTCTGAGCCTGTGCCTGTAAGAACTTTAGTACGAACTGCAGATGTTGCTTTATCTCGTTGAGCATTCCGGGTAGGGCCCTTCTTTATAGGGGCTGACTTAGCTTTAGGCGTTGCCTTCCGCTTTACAGCTCCCTTTGTGGCCTTCAGCTTCAGCTTACGGTAGTCATCAATAAACTTGATAACATTAGCATCTGCGATAGTTGACAGGAGTTCCTGAGGAATCCCTTCTTCTACTGCAAAGGCCTGTATAGCGGCTGCGTCATCTTGGAATGTTGGTACAAGTGTTGCAATATCAGTGTTAAACTTAGTCGAGAGTTCCTGACTACGGAGAGCAAGCTGTGCTTGTTGTTTCTCCTGTACGGCAGTAGCCACACCTTCACGCTTCTTTCGGGCGGTCCAGTAGGCATCTTGAGCGGTTTCACGCTGATCCTTTAGTTCTGAGAGTTCATAAGTGTTGCCCTCTTTGCGGGCTTCCTTAATCTTCTCATCAAAGTCATGGTACTCTGCTGCCAGTACATTCTCCTCTTGTTGGAGTTGTTCTTGCAATAGTGTTGCCATACCTGTTAGTTCTGTCAGTTTGGTTGACTGTTCAAGGTCAAACTCTTTACGTTGTTCACTAATCTTGTTTCCCTTTTTAGACAAGCTTTGATCAGTCGCAAAACCTTTACGGAGCTCTTCAAGTGTCTTATGTTCAATGACACCATCTACATTAACTGGAACTTTATATTCCCAGTCAATCTCCTCTTCTGAGAGTAAGTCATTGTCTTGGGCAGATTCATCATCATCCTCAACATCGTCTTCTTCTTCTGAAGTGTCTTCTTCTTGATCTAGTGTATCGTCTTCCTCTGTATCGTCTTCAGCGGGTACTTCATCTACAGAATCTTCCGGGTCAAGTTCCACATCGTCTTCTGGTAGATCAATCTCAAGTCCCAAGTGTTTGGCCATAGGCCCCATTGGTACTGGAATGTCATCAAAACTTTGTGGTTGTTGACCAGCATTGAAATCAGCGTCATCTCCTGCGGAGGCAGATGCTGTAATGTTTTCTTTGCTCATAATATGTTATCCCTTATAGTCCTCATTTACTGGTCTTACTCTTGGCCTTAACTGTGACTGCAGGGGCCTTTTCAGGCTTGTTGTCAGGGTGGCCTAAGATCTTAGCTTGCACATAGACAAGTGCTGATGTCATTGCTTGTAGGGTATTAGCATGTAATCGGCTCTTCTCGTTACCCTTGCCCATCTCTCGGACTAAGGATACTTGTGATCGCTGTAAGTCAAACTCAGCTTTATGTAGTTCTTCTAGCGTGTTAGTTGGAATCATTATCTTGTTCCTCATCTTCTACGTGTGATTGATCAATATACTCTTGGTTGAAACCGTAAGTCTCTATCTGAATCAATCGTTCTTTTACTGAGCCTAAGCCCATAGCTACGTGGTATAAGTACTCTCGCTCTTTCGTGCAGTGAGCCTCAGTGTTTAACCACTTCATAAATAAGTCTGATAGTATGTCGCCATACGCTTCGGTAAAGAACTCATCCCTTTCTTTCTTAGAAAAGGTGGCCTTTGCCAGAGCAGACCTAGCATCCGAGAACGGTCCCGGACGGTAGTTACCATCAGCCTGAAGTTGTGGTTTGACCTTCTTGTCAATTCCAGCTTTATACTTCTTCATCTGTGTTTGTCTCTTGTTGGTTAGGTTTGGGGTCTATTATGCAGACTGAGACCCCTTGCAGTCAGATACAGTATCACCCCCTTATCCAGCTAATCCCTGAGGGGCTCCCTGAGGAGCTTCTTCGGGAGAAGTCGGTGCGGCTGCTGATCCGGCAGTAGTAGTCATGACGTTAGCCACAAGTGCTTGTGCCTTTTCATACAGCGTGTCAATGTTAGTTTTGGTGGGCATAGGCTGCTGTTCTTTACCAGCATCTAAGGCTAACTTCGACCATTCCTGTTCAGACTTATCAAGGGCAACCATAAGTTGCTTAAGATTATCTTGAATGGCATTCTGGGCTTGTACGTTTGTGTAGTCAATGTTAGCTTGCTGTAAATCTACAGCTAACTTCTGTGTCAACTCTTCGAGCTTCGAGGCTTTCGCCTGAGCTGCCTGATCACGCTTCTGACCTTCTTCTGCTTTCTGTTTAAAGTCCTCTGTATTAATATCTATTAGATAATCAAGAGGGTCTAAGCCTAAAGCATCAAACGCTTGTACTGCAATAGTGGAAGCTGCAGTTGGAGCTACAACAGCACCTGCACCAGCGTCCCGAAGGGCTGGCAGGATTTGTTGGCCTATCATTTGTAACTTCTGTAACTGGGTCTGGTTACTGGCATCACCAACATCTGCTTCTACAGTCATGTACTCGATTCCGGGTAGATCATCTATGGACACATCGAGATATCGTTGATTGCCTGTGTAGTTTCCTACGGACCCACCACGCATTTCCTTACGCATTGTCTTGTAGATACCTTCAAGGAGTTCCCGTCCACCGGTTTCCATGAATCTACGAGCAATGAACTGGATGCGTAGCTGTGCAGCGGACTGCACTTGCGATACCTTAGCTTCTGAGTTACCAGACACATATAGGGCATCGTTAAGACCTTGGGCTGCTTTAGACAGTCCAGTGGCTTGTTCTTTGTGACCTTGCAAGAACTGAAGCAAGGGTACTGTACCTGTTGAGATCTGCTCAGGTGGCAGAGATGCAACTGCACTCATCGGGTTACCGTTGGATGCAATGATCTGTTTAGGCTTCATGTTCTGCAAAGCAGAGAAGTCTACTACGTTTGGATCTGCAATCTTAGGTGCATAGTTTGTCAAGTATGTATTCTCAACAAAGCCACGTAAGATAGCTGTAGATGCCAGTGTAGAAGGTCTGACCATATCAGCCATAGATAAACCTTCAAGCTCGAAGGGGATCTCGAACGGTGTGAAGGTTGCTACCTGTATATGATCTGCATCATCCTCATAAAGGATAGTGTCGCCTACACGGACAAAGTACTTGAGTTCTGCAATACCATCACCGTCACGGTCAACATACACCCAACATCTCAATACAACAGCTGACTCAGTGGCTTCTAGTTGATTATCATCACCAGAACCTAATAGTAGTGTAGTACCTATGGCTTGCTTACGTGCCAGAGAGTCTGTGTTTAACTGAGTTGCATAGTGAACATTGTTCTCTACTGTGGCCCAGTCAACACCCTCAGCCTTCTCAGGCCAACGCTCTCTGATCTCTGATCGTGTCATCTCTTCTTCAAATCCTACAAAGGATGCATCGTGTACACCTGTGGCTCCTCTGCTTACTCTTAGGGTCTCAGGTGGTACAGCGGATACGATTACTTTGTTGGTTACTTTGGTACGTTTAAGTCTGACATCAAGGTAGTTACCTGTCTGTTCATCTAAATAGATGTCACCAGTTGTGGTAATCTCTGGGTCTGCAAGTAGTATGTCAAGTGCAGTTGAGTCAATTGTATCGTACTCTTCAAAGGATATCTTTTCCTCTGCTACGTATGCCCATGTCACTGCTGACAGCTTCCACATCAAGGCTGACTTAAGCCATGTGTTACAGACAGACCAACCACGGTTCTTTGAGAACAAGCAGTGGTTGATCAGCTCTGATGCTGCAGTAGCCCTATGGTAAGCCAGTGGCGTACGGTCATATGCTTTGAATTTAGCTAGTTTGTTATTGTCAAACAGTAGTTCTGATAAGACTGCTGTGTAACCTTCAATAGCTTCAACTGTGTCTGAAGACACGATACGCGAGACACCTTGGGGCTTTAAGTGCCCTTGAGGAATCATAGCGTATTCGTATGTAGACTTCTGACGTTCATCAGATAGCTCTGAGGTATCTAGGAAGCTTGCACTTGACTGTGCCAACTTATAGTCGAGGAGTGTATTAAGGTCCTCATCGGATACTTCAACTTTGTATCCATCTTCATTATTACTTGACATCTATGATACCTCTTTTATTGTGGGTAAACACCCTACAAATCTATCTATTACTACCCCAAGGGTAGCTCTTAAATTAGGTGGTTTCATTACTTTCTCTTTCCCGAGATGTGAAGAAACCATAACAAACATCTTACATAGTGGAGGACTATGGGAAACTTTTAAACCACGA